GATATTGTTTTTGGCCGTTGGGCGCACGGCACTGTTGAGGCAAAGATCAAGAAGTCGGTGCTTGCAAAGGGGCGCGGCAAGGGCTCCATATCAGCGCAGACTTGGGGGGCAGACAGATGAGACAGCCGGCGGCTTTTAAAACTCAGATGGAACTAGATTTTCCCTCTACCCGATCAACTGTTCTGCGCACGGCTGAGGACTACATCACCAAGGATCGGGCAGAGGAGCACGGCGACATGGCGGATAACTTCGCGACTATCGCCGACTACTGGTCTACCCATCTCGGTGTAGGGGTGACAGGCTCTGACGTTGCCGTTATGATGTCGCTGTTAAAAGTGGCGCGGATTAAAAGCAACGTCAGAAACATGGACAACTGGGTTGATGGCTGCGGGTATCTTGCCTGCGGCGCAGAACTAGCGACGAGGAATTAAGCTATGTCTAAGAGAGCAGCCGAGAGGCAGAAGGAGTACGAGCAGCGCCTGCGCGACGACGGCTATCGCCGCATACAGGTGTGGGTTAAAGCGGCCAACGCAGACAAGGTCAAAGCATTTGCCGCAGCTCTACGAGAGGATCAGCGCAATGGTAGATAGCCGGATGGAGAACGCTATGCGGTTGGCGGATAAGTGCTGGGGGAAAGCAATGGCTGTGTCGCCTGATTTTGTGCGGGCGTACTTAGAAGTTGCCGACGCCTACCTGTCAGACAAAGTCTTCATACGGGGTAGCGAATTGCGCCGCGCCTGTTCTAGCGCAGGCGTGCAGCTACCCGACGGCTTACATCACAACACATGGGTGAGTGGGGTTAGGGCGCTGTCTCTTATGGGCTGGATCCAGAAGCATGGCTACGCCAAGCCAGTCGAGCTACACAACCATATGAACAGCGTCGCTGTTTGGCGGGTGGTAAAATAAGATGTACGAATTGAACCAACGCGTAATCGCCGTCCTTGACGGCAGCGAAAAGATCGCCAGTGTCGTCGGTCGCACATTTGAGGACAATCCGCGTTACGACGTGCGGCTTAGTGACGGCAACATTGTGGCAAATATCAGGACGATCAGGGAGTTAGAGACATGATGACCTTCACCTGCGGTCGGTGCGGTGAGAAGAGCGAGGGGCGGCAGTATCACGCAGCTTGCTTTGACAACATGTATAAGGAGGAGCAGATTATCAAACAGGCGTTGGCGCAGCAGGCTAAAGCGAAGGTTGATTCGGAACGTCGAAAGTCGCAGTCGCTAATTTTGCAAAGCAAAAAACGCTTGGCAATCGATCGCGGTCTGTCTCAGAGGTCGCACAACGAACTGGAAGACGCCGAGATCATGTGGAGTCAGGCGATGGACGGTCGGTCTTTCAGGTGAAAGATTTTACATGAAAGATTTAGCCAGACGGTTTGTCAGGTTTTATGCAGAATATATTGACTGCGACTTTTGCGGCCAGCCGACACGCGGTCGCGTATACGACAGCACACAGGAGGTAACCTGCGGAGCTTGCGGGCAGATACTGCTAATGGTAGAACCAGTTTACGAGATTTGATTTCTCCCTGAACTAACCCGCCTGTTGGCGGGTTCTTTTTTAGCGGCGCTCATTCACCCCACGCCACGAACAAGCGGCGCAGCACATAGCCGCGCCCAAGCGACAGCACGAAGTAGCTAGCCGTGATGCCGGTGGCGGCAATCGGCGACGGCTCTAGCCCAAACCACGGCAGGCACAAATATGTGAACAGCCAAGACACCAGCAGCCCGACGACCGCATTGGCCTTTGCCTCGACAAAACTCATTCTTTTGCTTTGCATCTTTAGCGGTTCTTGTTCGTGCCGGATTTCTTTTCGTAGCTTCTCATGGCACCCAGCCCTAGCATTCCCAAAAGCACCGGCATCATTGCTCCGATGTCGAGGTCAGGCAGGGCTTCCAGAAGCGCCGGGTCCATGCCGGATACCAGCGCGATGAACGCCGCAAAGGGTTGCAGCACGAACGCATAGGCGAAGGCCGCTGTGCATGTCCACCCCACGGCGGGTCGCCAACCCGACACAAACAGGTGTTCCGACTTGGCCTCCTGCATGTTCACGGAGATCTGGGCAAGCTCGCCCTTCTGCTCCATCTCAAGCAGTTTGAGTTTCGCGGCCTCGCGCTCCTCGTCGGACGTAAACAGGTCATCGACCAGACCGAACAACGGTCCAGCCAGACTGCCGATTAGTGCAGGGATAGGCATATCAGTCTCCTCGTATGAGTGCGGCAATACGCTGGGCGCGGTCGCCAACTTGGCTGGCCCAATGTGAGTCAAGTGCCTGAGCGGCGGCCTCGTCCCAATCTTCCGCCTCTAGGGCAGCAAGCATCTTTCTGAACTGCGACAGCCTCGGCCAGCCGAGATTAAAGCACATGTTGGCAAGGGCGCGCTGACGATCCGACGACAACTCGCGCCACCACGGAATGTTCCGGTCGAGGTCTGCGGATACCCAGACCAGATCGTTGCCGAGAAGCACGGCAATCTCGCCGTCAGACAGCCCGCGATCTTCGAGGTTACGTCCGACACCGATTGTCAGTATGCCCTCGGAATCGAGATACGGGAAATTCCTACTGCCCTCGTCGCGGATCAAGTCCTCGATCAGGCTGTTTGTAAATGCATCAACCATCGCCATTAGACACCAGCATGGCCGGGTTGACGATGTGACGAGCGACTTCGCCAAACTCTTTATGCAGTACGATGGCCTTCATATCCTGCCTCGAACGATATCCTTTGCCAGCAGCCCATGCGTCGGGCGGGGCAAGGATGCGGAACGACTCCCAACGAACGCCCCGGAAGTCCTTGACATTATCACTGTGGATGTGGCCGGTCCAGATGTACCGATACTCGGCTGCGCCCCACGCCTCGGCCTGATCTACGGCCATGATTAGCGGAAGGTCTGCGGGCTTGGCACCGTCGCCGTGGTGGATGCCGACAAGGCATTTGCCAAACGTGAAGTAGTGGAATTTTGACGGGGAAGTATCCACGGTCAGGCGGTCTTCGTTCTCGTAGATATTCGACATTGCCTCGACTAGGAATATGCTCGACGACGGATCGTGGTTGCCGGACTCGACGATCAAATTAACCGACTGGTGATGCCTCAATGCGGTCTGAACCAGACGACGTACGACGCGGATAGCAGCCCGGACCATCTGCGGGTAGCGCCCGTCCGCGTCCAGCAAATTCTTATGCGCGGGGGTGACGGCCTCGAAGCTGTCGTAATGTAACAGGTCGCCCAGCAGGATGATGGTAGCCTGCTCGCACGACGGGACGGACTCGACGAGGTGTTCCATCGCCGCCGAAAGCATATTCTCGGCAATCTCCAAGTCCCAGTCCGCGCCCGTCTCCTCGTGCCACGCCAGCATACCTAAGTGATGGTCGGATACCGGGTAACATGCCATCAGGTCTGCGCGAGCAGATTTTGGTCCGGCTGTTGACTTGAGCCTTGGGAGTTTGTCCGTCATGGCCTGAAGGGCCTCGCGGATCATCTCCTCTTGGCGCTCCTGATCGCGGGTCGTTTTGACCCACTCCATTGCAACCTCGCCATCTGGGCGGTACAGCGTGGACCGGCCCTTGACGTTGTATCCGTCCTCGACCCCAGCATCAAACGATCCGCGACCGGATGGCTCGGGCTTTACCCACAACGATGCGTCTGCGGTGCGACCGGCTGTGGCACATGCCGCGTCATACCAAGCGCCTGACCCTCCTATGGATGAGCCGTCCTCGATGGCTGCGGTACGAATAGCGCCGTGCAGCCCCTTGGCTAACACGCCTCGCGGCGGGTGGCCCAGTGCTAGCTTGGCCTCAACGCAGTCAATCCGCCTGTTGGCCTCGTCCTTTGAGATACCGGGGTTCGGCATACTCGACCTCGCCTAGTCGTTGATGGGGTTCGTTCGTCCGGTGAGTCTCATGTCGCTTTTCTTTCGGACGCCACAGGCGGATGTACGCCGTTGTGGATTTTGGACATTTTGTCCGACGCTGTTTTTAGGTGCGAGATGTCGGCAAGAATGTTGGCAATCATCATGTGGTCGCGCCTCAAGTTTTCCGGCGACGACATTTGCGCGAGGATGTTTATCCGCTGCTCTTGTTTTTCAGATGACGTTTCAATCGCGTCGGTGCGTCGATCCATTACACGCAGCCGCTGCTCCGTGTCATCGAGCTTCTCCAGCATAACCTTGATCTGCATCTTGCCGACCGCCGCCGCCCCAGCCATAGACACGATGATACCCACCACCGTGATTATCAGTCGCATGTCGATTGCGCCGTCCATCAGTCGCGCCGCGTCCATCGTTTGACGGTCTCAGTCTCCCATATCCGCAGCGTCAGCCATATAATTGAGAGGATCGCCGCCAC